CGCCTACACCGGCAGCGCCACCGCTGCCACCATCAACTACATTGTGATCGGAGGGTACATGAAATGATTATCGTTGAGAAGAACCCCGGCCAGAAAATCGACTACGAGGTGAACAAGACCAAGCTCACCTTTGACGATGACCTGACCCTGAACCTTGCCAAGCGCGAGGAAGACTACGCCGTACATATTGACGTGTGCTTTGACGAGGACGGGGCGCTGTGCATCGGCGCTGCTGCCGGGCGCAGCTATGTAGCCCAGATCGACATCCCGCCCCGCCAGTACAAGGAAGTGCCCGCCACGGCGGCGGAGATGCCCGCCAGCGAGGCGGCAGACGATGCAGACGGTAGCCATACCCCGCAGCAAACAACCGCAAGGGAGCCGCTGCCGTTGGACATGAACACCGTGACGCTGACGCTGTGGAGCATCGAGTAAGGAGGTAAACCCCTATGGCTGATAATTTTGACCTGATGGCAACCGCACTGAAAGCGGTCTGCCCGAACAATGATATCCTGCTGGACAACGCCGGCAAGCCCAGCGTTATGGTCCGCATCCCGAAGATGACCTATGCCCAGCTGGGTATGGGCGAATCCACCGCACTGTTCCCGGCGTTTATCATCAACGGGCAGGAAGTGGACGAGATCTACATCTCCAAGTATCTGAACATCGTGCAGAATGGCCGTGCGTACAGTCTGCCCGGCGTTGACCCTGCCGCAAGCATGAACTTTGACCAGGCCCGCAGCTACTGCGAGGCAAAAGGTGACGGCTGGCACTGCATGACACGCATGGAGTGGGGTCTGCTGATGCGCATCTGCGAGATGCAGGGCTTTATCCCGCTGGGCAACAACAACTACGGCAAGCACAGTTCGGAGCAGTTCTACAAGGCTATCAAGACCTATGACGACAGCGGCAAGACCGGACGCACCGCTACCGGCACCGGACCGCTGACTTGGTACCACGACAACAGCCCCAGCGGTATTGCTGACCCTGTCGGTAATGTGTGGGAGTGGGCCGGTGGTGTCCGCACTGTGTACGGCGAGCTGCAGGTCATGGCCAACAACAATGGCGCAGACGCTGCCAACTCGCAAGGTACCAGCAGCACCAAGTGGATGGCTATCAGCGCTGATGACGGCAGCTACATCACCCCGGACGGCAGCGGCACTACAGCCAACTCCGTCAAGCTGGATATCGTCAGCGGGCACATCCAGTGGTCCAAGACCATTACCACCCGCAACAAAGATTCCGACTGGCCGAGCTGCAGCTTTGCTGCTATCACCTGCGACAGCACGATCAGTGATGCCGCCAAGCTGGTATTGCAGTGCCTCGGTATGCTGCCGTACAAGGCCACAGATTTGTGCGCTAAGGCGGGTCACCAGTGCTGGTTCCGCAACCTCGATGCCGAACGCGCTTTCTTTTCGGGCGGCGGCTGGAACGACTCTTCCTATGGCTTGGCTTCGTTCAGCGGCACCCACCCGCGCTCGGATTCGTGGACGAACATTGGCTTCCGCGCCGCTTTTGTAAAACTGCCCACTGCGTAACTGCGCACTGGAGACCGCGCGATAGCGCGGTCTTGGGTAGCAGAGCGATTGCGGGATAGCCGCGCACAGAGATTCCCTCAGTCCGGCCCCGAAGGGGCCGGTTTATAAAATTGATTTTTCGGATTTTGGGTATTTTCTGCGATTTTTCCGACAGAATCTACCAAAACGACCCGCAGGGCGGGAAAAAGCTATATAATGCCCTGTGGGCTGGAGGTGCTGACAATGGCCGAAGAACTTAAAATCATGCAGAAAGTCTTTGACATGATGCAGTATGGGTACGGAGCCCTTGCGCAGTATCCGAAGTCTGAAAAGTTTGCTCTCTGCACCGACATCAAGCGCTGCATGGACACCATGCTTGAGCGCACGATTGAGGCGCAGAAGAAATACTACAAAAAGACTACCTTGCAGGATCTGGATGTGGAAGTGGCAAAGCTGCGGGCTTATCTGCGGTTGAGCCATGAACTCGGATTTCTCCCGATGAAGAAGTACGAGGTCTGGAGCGGCATGGCAGTCGAAATCGGAAAGATGCTCGGCGGTTGGCTTAAAACCATCAAGAGCCAGCCGAAGACATAGGGTATCAGCCGTGACGCGCTTTCTATTCGGGCGGCAACTGGAACAACTCTTCCTATGGCTTGGCTTCGTTCAACGGCAACAACCCGCGCTCGAATTCGAGGACGAACATTGGCTTCCGCGCCGCTTTACCTCATAGTCAGATATTGCAAGCTCGCGGGCTTGCTCTCAGTACAGAGGGATAAAGGGGCTGGTCTCCTTGGTTGCAGGGTAAAAGCTGCGGCCTTTAAATTTTAGCAGCTTTGCCGGTGTTCCGATGGCATACCTCCATACGGCACCTGCGGGGCTGCGAACCTCAAGGGGTGGCATTAGATTGGAAAAACACAGACATATTTTTGAGCAGTTTGCAACCTTCGACAATATGTATGATGGTTATTTGCTGGCGCGAAAACATAAGCGCTATCAGGATTGTGTGCTTGAGTACACCAATCTCCTTGAGGATAATTTGATCGATGCGGTGAATCGGCTCCAATGGCATGAGTACCAGACAGGGCCGCTTCACCAATTTTATGAGTATTACCCCAAGAAACGAATCATCAGCAGCCTGCCTTTCTATGACCGCGTTGTAAACTGCGCTGCGTACAATGTGACGTGGCCGATTTACAGCAAGTCGTTCTACGAACACAGTTATGGCAGCGTTCCCGGGAAGGGCCCTGTTCGGTGTGCAAACACGATACAGGGCTGGATGCGAGAGGCTGCGGCCAAACCCGGCGACTGGTACTTTGTGAAGATGGACATTACAAAGTTCTTCTTTCGTATTCCTACCGAAGTACAGCTGCGGGAACTGGGCCGCCCGCTGGATGATGCCGACATGATGTGGTTCTTTGAACGCGCTATCCGCTGCGATGGCCGCCCGCTGGGGCTGCCGCTGCACTGCACCGATGTTACCACAGCGGAACGCATTGCGGGCCGCGGGATGCAGGTGGGCAGTTTGGTATCGCAGATGACGGCCAATGTGGTTATGACACCTGCGGATCACTACATCAAGCGGGAGCTGTGTGCGCCGTATTACGCCCGGTACATGGACGATATGGGCGCAATCATCGAGGGCAAGGCCGCCGCGTGGGAACTTGTGGAGGAAGTGGACAACTACCTGCAAACAAACCTTGGGCTGAATCTGAACCAGAAAACCGCTGTTATTCCCATCGGAAACCCGGTGGAATTCGTGGGGCGGAAAATCAGCCCGGTCAAAATTGAACTGCGCCGGCAGACCACCCTCGGCATGAAAAAGCACTTGCGGTATGTGCAGGATGCCTATGCTGCGGGTGAGATTGATCTTGACTATGCGTTGAGCGTCATCACCAGCTACCGGGGGCTGTTCAAGGATGTTACCAGCGATGCTTTCCTTGAAAAGATGCTGGATGAATTCGTACTATCCCGGCCCGCGCTTGAAGCGTAGGGCGACAACTCAATAAGAAATCGGCAACCCAGCCACTGCGGCAGGGCTGCCGATTTTTTATACAAATTTTTACCGAGAGGAGCGACAGACCATGACCGACAAGGAACTTGAAAACGGCGTTGACATCACTGCTGAATGCGATGCTGAGACCAGCAACGGCAAGGGGGTTGAGGACGATGAGTGATTGCTCTTTCGTAGACCTGACTTGCATTTCACCAAACTGCAACCGCCCGCGCAAGTACGCTGTCAGCAAAATCACCCCGCACCACATGGCGGGCAATCTGACGCTGGAGCAGATCGCTGCCATGGAGGCCAAGCCCAGCCGCCAGATGTCCAGCAACTATGCGATTTCCAGTGACGGCGGTATTGCGCTGCTGTGCCACGAGGCAGACCGCAGTTGGTGCAGCAGCAGCCCCGCCAACGACCACAGGGCCATTACCGTGGAGGTTGCCAACGACCAGATCGGCGGGCAGTGGCATGTCTCTGATGCAGCGCTGGAGGCGCTGGTCAAACTGTGCGTGGACATCTGTCAGCGCAACCCCGCACTGAAAAACGGCCTCAACTACACCGGCGATGCCCGCGGCAACCTTACCAAGCACAGCTACTTTACAAGCACCGCTTGCCCCGGCCCGTACCTTGGCGGCAAGTTCAGCTGGCTGGCCGAGGAAGTCAACAAGCGATTGGTCGGCGGTGTTACCGTGGCGGGCGATGCCCTGCGGGCGGGGATGGCACTGCATCTGGAGCGCACCAACCTGTACATTGCCAGTGCTTCGCTGGCTATCGCCGGGGTGCGCACGGGCACCTATTACCTGTGGGGCACCGAGGTGGTCAATGGCCGTGTGCGCATTACCAACAGCACCAGCAATGTGGGCAAGTACGGCAAGGTCACTGGCTGGATTAGTGTGGACGATGCCAAGGCTGGCGCCGGGCTGCGTGACCAGACCACCGACAGCCGCGGCCTGACAAAGATCGTCATCGACTACGCCAGCAATGTGCAGGCCATGGCGGTGTACAATCTGGCCCAGCAGCTTGACCTCGTTGCCCCTGGCTACTACCGCAGCAGGTACATTGATGCCGCCAAGACGGCGCAGTACATCGAAATTGGTCAGATCAGCGCGGGCGATGCCGAGCATGTCACCACCCTGTGCAAAAAGGCTGCCATCGAGTACAAGACCGCTGCATAGTTGGGAGGTGGAGGCAATGACCGAATGGGGCGTTGTGGGCGTGATCGTTGTGCTGCTGGGTTTGCTTGGCACTGTGACCGCGCCTATGATTCGACTGAACACCACCTTGACCAAGCTCAACGACAAATTCGACACCTTGGACGAAAGGCTGACGGATGTGTCGGCGAGCAACCACGCATCCCACAGGCGGCTGTGGGAACATGAAGAAATGCAGGACTCCAAGCTGCACGACCATGAGACCAGAATTCAGATTCTGGAGCATGGGCCGGGCTGCCCTGCGCACCATTCCACAAAGGAGGAATATACATGAATATCAACTGGCGCGTCCGTATCAAAAACAAGGCGTTCTGGCTGGCTCTGATCCCGGCTGTACTGCTGCTGGTGCAGGTCGTGGCTGCCGTGTTCGGCTACACGCTCGACCTCGGAGATCTCGGCAACAAGCTGCTGGCGGTCGTCAACGCGGTGTTTGCCGTGCTGACGATCCTCGGCGTTGTCACCGACCCCACCACGGCGGGCATCAGTGACAGCCCGCAGGCGATGACCTACGAGGAACCCAAGCAGAACCCCAATAATTAAAATGAGCCCCCGGCTGACTACCGCAACAGGTAGCCCGCCGGGGGGCTTTTTGTGGTTTATTTGTACATGCTATTGATTAGGCTTGTCTGCTCCCACTCTTCCAGCGGTAGGGGCAGGCCCGCAAACGCGCGGAGAGCCTCGTCAGAGCCGCAGTCATCGCAGATATATAGACCGCTTACCTCTCTGGACAATGCGTTTAAGGAGGCGGCCCGCTGGGTCTGTGGGTCGATCTTGAGCGGCTTGCCGCAGCGCGGGCAGAACGGCCAGCCGTTTTTCTGGTCAAAAATCATGCGGGCGGCGAGCTCAGCGTTGGTGAATTTCATGGTATCAGTCCTCCTTGATTTTTGTGACGATAATGGAGATACCGCAGATGCCGCCGATGGACGGGTAGCACTCGGACCAGCACTCGATGACCTCATACTGCTGCATGACGGGCAGGGGCAGGTCGCCCGCCGGGCCGAAGTAGATGAGGTCGGCGTCTGCCTCGGCCATGCGGATGTGGGTGGCGAGGTCGAGGGGCTGCAAAAAGTCGGTCAGCGTCATTGCGGTTTCCTCCGATAATCAGTAGATGGCGTCCCTTAGTGCAGACGGTAAAGTTCATTGCGGTAGCTGACGATATAGCCCTTGCTGTCCTTGTGAATGCGGACATTGGCTTTCTGGACGCGGGTGCAGCCTGTGCGCTTTTTGACGATGCTGACCGCCAGAGGGAGGTAGCGGTCAGTCAGATCGATGTAGGGGCTGGTCTTGCTCTTTGCCTTGTAGCGTTCCACGCTGAGGGCTTCGGCCTGTTCTGCCTCTGCTTTCGTGCCGTAGAATGTGTTACCGCGGCGCTTGCTGGAGCCGATTTCGTAGAAGCGCTCACTCTCGATGACCTCAAGGCGGTTGTTCCAGATAGTATTGTAGCGGGCGGTGTCGTAGGGAACGACCTTATCTGCGGGAACGCCGACAACGATTTCCAGACCGGACAGGCTGTTGAAGCTGTCGTACTCGGTGAAGCTGTCCAGCAGGACGCGGACAACCTGCTTGCCGTCCGTCAAATCAACATGGGCAACCTCGCCCTGACTGCCGCTCATCGTGGCGGTGTTGATGGTGTAGCCCTTGGCGATATACTCGGCGACTTTAGCGGTGAATTTCTGGTTGATATCGATGTACTTCATTTTGTTTCCCTCTTGTCTTTTCTGCCTTACTCTGATAAAATAGAGGGCGGCCGGGGTAAGGCTCCCGGCTCGCCGTTATTGATTTGCGGTGCGGAGTGGCGTTCTTAGCGGGGCGGCCACTCTTTTTTATTCCATTGCGGTCGTGATGCTGTCGATTACCTCGTTGAGCGTGTCGGCGGCATCGTTCAGATTGTCACACGCTTCATCAGCGCGTTCGTACTTTTCGCTGCTCTGGAGATTTTCGGGGATATTGTCGCGGTATTCTTCTTCCTCGCAGGTGATTTCTTCGAGGTCGGCCTTGATGTCCTCCAGCCGGTCAATGATGGTCTGCAAATTCTTTCTGCGAATCTTATTCATATCATTTTCTCCTTGCTTTATCGGCTATCCGTGTGTATAATCAAAGAAGTGGGGGCGGCGGCTCCATCCGCCGCCCCTCTTCTACGGAATTACTGTTCCGTGGGCTTGCCCTGAATCAGCTTGCTGGGTTTAATCGTGATCGTGATCCGTTCTGCCAGTTCGGGATGTTCGACCAAGATTTCCAGAAGCTTTTTCAGGGCTTCTTTTGTTTCGGGCTTGTCCATGTTGTCTCACCTCCTTTCAACATCTTTATTATACAGGATTTCCTTTATATTGTCAAGAGTTTTCTTTAAGATTTTCCTTTATTTTTAAATATTTTCCTTGACGCGGTAAAGGTTTTCCTATATAATGATAGCGAGGTGATAACTATGGATTTCTCCACAAAAATCAGAATGGGCGAGGCGGTAGCCAAAATGTCAGAGGCTGAGCTTGCCCGCAAGATAGGCACGACACCGCAGGCATTCAACCAGCGTGTGAAAACAGGAAAGTTCAAGTACGAGGAATTAGAAAGCATCGCATCCGCTCTCGGCGCAGAACTGGTACTGAAATTCCGCTTTTCAGACGGAACCGAGGTGTAAAGGGTGTAAAGGAAAAGCCCGAACCGCATGGCAGTCCGGGCAAGGGATAGGGTTATTTGCGGCGCTCCGGGGCGGGGCCCATTCGCTGCCGTGTGCGTTCGTCTATCTTTTCCTCACGCACAAGAATCTCGTTGATGTCACAGTCCAGCGCTTTGCATATCTGGTCGAGCTGCTCCAGACTGACCCGGTCCGTCATTTCGTGGTACAGGTCGTTGATAGTAGAAGCCCTGATTCCTGTCTCTCGGACGAGATCCGCTTGCGTCCACTTCCTTTCGCCAAGGCGGGTGGACAGTAAAATTCTAATCATAGAACCTATCTCCTTTACGTCGTATTCTATCAAATCCTCACGGGTTTGTAAGGAATATGGTAGAATTTGGCGTGGAAACGGTATATTCTAACGCAAAAATTTTACAATTTATACAACAAAAAAAGAGGGGCAATCGCAGCTTTTCCACCTGTTGCGATTGCCCCTCTTTTTGTTGTCAATGAGTCAGTGAGGGAATAGAACAAAACAAAACGAACACATTACCGACCATTTTAACGGTTGTCTTGTGTTCGTTTTGCTCTCGTTTGGTGCGGATGAAGGGATTTGAACCCACACTCTTTTAAGGGAACTAGAACCTGAATCTAGCGCGTCTGCCAGTTCCGCCACATCCGCTTATTTTGTTTGGCCGCCTCACCGGCGACGAATATTATTATAACCAAGTATCCCCCTTTTGTCAACACTTTTTGAAAGTTTTTTTATTATTTTATCCCTTTTTAGTTTCGTCAAAATGCAGTTCGTTTCATCGTCATTTATTTCCCATATCTTACAAAGTTTTTCCTGTTTTTGTTTCCCGAACTCCCCTTTTTTCATCCGAAATTCCTCTTTCCAAAAGAAAAACACAAAATTTCCTTTGTGATTTTTTTCAAAAAAGAGTAGCGATATTTTTCTTTTCTCCGTAAAAGGTTGACTTTTATAAGGCTGCGGAACGGTCAATCCCGTTCCCTACAGCATTTTTTCAGCATGTGGCTAATGATACAGTGCCCTATCGTGCTTTTCATCCGCGGATGGATTTCAAAGTTTTATTTTAGGCAACACCGCACAATTCCCGCCTGACGGCTTAAGCACCGCTCCGGCGGCTGCGGCACGGCATCTGCGTTGCC